TTACCCTGCATTTGTCACTGGCTTACTGGCTGTAATACTCAGCCTGTACCCCTCGCTGCGACTTCCTCTCGCCTCCACGCGGTCTATGCTCACGCGTCCGCGCATGCCGTCCGGGAAGGTGTTGTCCAGCTCCACGATCCCCTCGGCAGCAATATAGGGATTGCCTGGCGTATCCAGCCTAATCTTTGACGATTTTCGCTTCGCTTTTCTGTGACCTCCGGCCATTGCGGCTTCCGCATGCGTCTTGTTCACATACGTTCCCGGCAGGGTGCGATACGGCGGGTCGCCACTGGTCAGGCTCAGCGTTTTGCCTGTGGCCTCATCCGTGTACTGCACGCGCACGCCTTTCACGCCTTTTTTCCCTGGTGTATCAACCGAGCACTGAATGAAATGCTGGTTGCCGGGGTGGTTCTCCGGCGGGCAGGTCAGCTTCACCACCGGCAGCGTTTTGCCGGTGATGGATTTGGCCTCACCGCGCAGCGCAAGGATGTATGCCCCGTTCACCGGCTTCGCCACTGCGTCATGCTCTTCGGCCAGCCGGTTCAGAAACGCGGGGTCTGTTTCGCCAATTTGGTCAGCATGCGGGTACGTGAACGCGCTCAGCCGCGGATCCATGCGCGGAGACAGCCCGTGCCGCTGCGCGATAGCCTGAAATATCTCGCCCAGCGTGGTGTTGTCCCACGAGTTAGAGCGCCGCTGCCGGAACCCCGTCGGATCATCTTTTTCAAACGGTGCTGCCGTGGCAGTAATGGTGATAATGCGGGGATACAGCTGCGGGGTGATTGTGGTGATTTTGAACCTGCCTATTCTCACCACGCCGCTTTCCTCATACCCCTCATACCACGTCAGTACGCCGCCTTCTTTGGGGATGCCTTTCAGGCCCGTCACGTCCACGGTCAGTATCAGCCGGTCCGTTTCTTTCCCGCTGCTGACATCGATGCGCTCAAACGCCGTCATGCGCCCGTTGATGATGTCGGCCCCCGGCCCCTCGCAGTAATGCACCGGCGTAAATCCTAGCTCCATACGGTCACCTGTTCATCCGATTCGGTGTTGGTGGTATCGGTCAGTTCCGGCAGTTCGATAATCACCCCCAGCGGCAGAACCCGCCCATACTGATGCAGGTGCGGATTCAGATCGTAAATCATCTTTTCGGTTTCATCGTCATCACGCCCCAGCTTTATCCAGGCAATATCCCCCAGGGTGTCGCGGTCGCGGCTTCTGACTTTCATTTTGTGCTACCTCCCTGCTTTTTCTGCTCAATGGGTTTGTTGGCAAATTCACGCAGGCTGATTGTCACCCCCTGCTTCATCGACTTTGCCTCCTGGTAAAGCCAGCTTTCATCAACATCAAAACCGGTCAGTACCCACTGCCCCAGCAATGCGCCATCACCCCGCACCAGTGACAGCGGCTTTTTCCCGTCACGCAGCTTGACCAGCTTTTCAATGTTGTCCTGCCCCGCATCCCGGAACCATTCACACTTGATAACCCGCTCATCCAGTTTGCGGCCCGTCTGCTGCTGGCACGGTAGCTCGTTGAGCAGGTCGATAACGGTCCACCCGCCATCGTACTTACGTGACAGTGACGCTGCGGGGGTGTTTTCCGGCAGGCTGAAAACAAAATCGCCCAGCACAAATTGGGTGGGCGATAATTCGGTTTCATGGCTGACATACTGGTCCGTGATAAAATCAAAATCCGACATTAATCACTCCTTTGTCCGCTTAATGATGCATTCATGCGCGCATCGACACCGCTGGCCAGCGCCTCATGCAGCGCTTTCGTCTGCGTCCTCTGAAGGATGTCTTCAATTTTTTTCGCCAGCGCATTGTCCTGCGCCGGGTCGCCGGAGGCTTTTATGTCAAAGTGAGGCTTGTTCTCCACGGTGATATGCACCTCCGGTGCCGGTGGGGATTGTTCGCTTTTGGCTTTGGCAACGGCACTGTCAATGGCAGGCGTAACCGACTTGTCACTGATTTTCGTCAGGTCCTTTGGTTGCACCTTTGGCACCTTATCGCTGGCAGTCACAGGCTGGTCATCACTGCTGAACCAGCCTTTGATTCCTTCCCAGCCTTCTTTAATGTACGGCCCGACCGTTTCCCCGACAATTTGCCCCAGCTCACTTCCCGCTATACCGCCCAGCACACCACCAATTGCAGTACCCACCACTGGCAGTATCGCTGTACCAATCGCAGCCCCAAGGGATGCACCGGCCACCATACCGCCGGTGTTGCCAACAGCGCCGCCAATCTCTGCCGCACTGCCACCGTTCATCACGACTGAAGCCGTGTTAATTGCACCTCCCGCAAGGGCGAGCGGTGTAAACATCCGTCCGGCACCTTTGATAAACGGTGATGCAACCTGCACACCGGCCTGCAGATAATTCACATCATTACTGAGTTCAGGCAGCATTCCCGCCATTGCGGGTTGCCCCGGAGGCATCGCGGGCGGTGCGTCAGCAACAGCCCGACCGGCATCACCCGGCGTGGGGACGTCTCCCGAATCATCACCGCTGAATTTCCGCTGAACATAATCCAGGCCATAAGTTGCGGCAAACGGGATTACGTATGACGCGACCGCGCCGAAAAGCCCTTTCCCGCCAGAGCGGATTTTCGCGCCCCGGCTGCGTGTTGCCGGTGCGCGTTCCACTTCTGCCGGACGGACGCGACCGTTACCCCCTTTCCCTTTCTGGCCTTTCTGACCTTTCTTCCCTTTCCTGCCGCCTGAAGAACGAACATCGCCCGTGGTGCCACCACGACCGCCCATCCGGTCCATCTGGCGATTCATACGCTCAAGTGCCGCTGCGGCACGGTTGGCTGAGGTTGCGGTGTGGTCTGAAGCGCCGCCCAGCTTCGCTTTGGCAATTTTCCCGGCATTAAGCAGGTCACTGCCCAGCGTTTTAATCCATTTGAACGTCCCTACCGTAACTTTCAGCGCAATTAAGCCAGCAATGCCTGCAGCAGCGGCTTTCAGCGTTGTTCGTGCCGATTCAGAATTCTTCAGTAACGCTGAAAATGCCGTGGCTGTTTTTTGAATGCGGGGAGCGGCATAGTCAATCACAGGCAATAACATATCACCGAGCGCTATCTCCATGTCCTCTACTGAGGAGCGGAGTTTGTCCATTTTGACTTTACGGGTCGCGGCTTTTTTGACGTACTCTTTTTCCATCGAATCGGCATAGGCCGCTTTATCGCCAACCATCCTCAATGAACCCTGCAACGCATCCATATTGGTGGTCAGTTTGGCAACGGCACCGGCAACCTCTTCACCGAAGATATCGCTGATGATTGCTTTTTGCTTGTCCGGTGCCTGTCTATTAATTTTGTCCAGTACGTTCAGGATTGTTCCGGCGGCATCCTTCTGCATGTCCTTCGCCAGCACACCCGGATCGAATCCCAGCATCGACAGGGAGCGCTTCTGCTGTTTGGTTGCCGCAAATCCTTTTGTCAGTCGACCGGTGATATTTTTCAGTGCCGTGGCTGCGGTGTCTTCCTGCTCCCCACCGGCAATCAGGGTTCCGGCAAAAGCGGCGGCCTGTTTGCCACTCAGACCCGCTTTCATGGCGTTCGCGCCCTGGCGGCGCATCACGGCGGCAATTTCCATGGGTTTGGCGGCCATCGTGTTCGACACCTGATTGATATAGTTAGCCATATCAATCATCTGGTCCTGATTCAGTTTCATCGATGTACGCATCTTCGCCATCGTGTCACCCGCAGCACCGGCATCAGTATCAAAGGCGATGGCCATTTTTGATGCCTCCACGCCGAAGCGCAGCAGCTGCTTCGTGTCGATTTTCCCATCCTTCCCATTTGCGACACCGGCCTGACCGGCTGCTGCCAGAATTTCAGTCATGCCTGTCTGACCCACACCCAGCTTGCTGGCCTGCGCACGCGCGGCCATCTTCAGGTCATGATCCTCCTTTGCATTTTTGAAGCTGACCACCTTCTGCACATCAGCCCAGGCATACTCATATTCAACCGCCTTTTTCCCTGCCGCCACGAACGGTGCGGCGGTCAGCGCCGTCGTCATGACACCCCCCATTGCCCGGCTCTTGATACCCTGCCGGACCTCCCGGTTTGCAGCCATCTTTGCCTGGGCTTTGTTGATGGTCATAATGCGCGTTTCCTGCCGCAGCAGGCTGGCGCTGGCCTTCGCGGTATCCGTCGTTAACCGGGCCTGCTCTTTTGCCAGGTTGCGCGTATCCACGCCGGTCTTTTTCATGACGCTACCCAGCGACTGCAGGCGGGTCCGCTCTTTATCGGCGGCGGTGGTCAGCGAGGTCATTTCGCGCGTGGCGGCTTTGTCTTCCCGGCGTTTTACGGCGACCTCTGCAGAGGCCTTTTTATACGCGGGCCGCAGCTGCTCCAGCGACTGCGTGGCCCTGACGTGTGCAACACGCTGCTCTCTTGTCAGCTTCCCGTTGCGCGCCAGCTCCACATCCAGATTGCGCAGCGTTTCTTCGGCACCGGCTATCCCTTTCTGGTAGCGCCGCTGTTCGGACTGCGACTCACGCAATGCCGCGCCAGAGGCATCCAGCCGCTTTTTATTCTCGGCCAGCTTCCGGTTGGTTTCCTTCAGGGCCTGCTGCGATTTCAGGTGTGCCTGAACGTCACCCTGCTGCTTTTTAAGGTTGCCCAGCGCCGCGCCCACCTCCGTGGCACTGTTGCGCATTTTGTTCAGCGACTTATCGGCTGACGTAAAGGCCGGACTCAGCGCATCCTTTGCGCTGAGCAGGACCGAGACTTTTTTATCCGCCACTCTTCACCCCTAACTTAGTCATGGCCAGCTCGTAACGTTTGAGCGCGCGGGGCGCTGACCAGGACAGGATTTCACGTTCGCTGGCGTGATAAACCAGCGGGAGAATATCGGTCAGTCGGTCAACGTCGCCGTCTGAAAGAAGTCCCCCTGTTGCGTCAAAAAATCACGCACCCGCTCCATCAGATGATTAAAATCCGGCATGTGAAACTGGTCGATAATGTCCTGATGCAGCCCGGTGCAGGTACTGGCGACCATCATCCCGCGCTTATGGCCATCTTTTTCAATACGCAACTGGCGGGTCAGGCCCACGGTCGGCGGCTGAAGGCGGTAATCTGCAATATCACCGTTTACAGGGTCATGGACAGCGACCAGCAGGGTCGGCGTGTCCGGTTTAAAGACGATCTTGTCTACCTTTTCTCCGGCTTCACGCTTCGCATCAGCATCTTCTTCCAGCAGATCCAGGGTGGTGTGGTTCGTCAGGCGATCAACCTGTGCAACCAGACTGTTGTAATCCGGCTTTTTCAGCTGTGC